TGCTGGAATGCCGATCTACTATGACGTTCTTAACTCCAGGATGTATGTATATCCAGCAAGTCCATCGCCCATCACGATCCAGGGCATGTATTTTCAGAAGCCAACGGCAGTCACGACTGATGCAAGTACCATGCCATTCAATGAAATATTCGACGATATCATAGCGGAGAGTGTCGTCGCTGCTTACAAAGGTGAGCCATTAAAGGTTCTTCAGGGTATGGTGTATGATGCTGTAGATGCCGTAGTTCGGCAGTATGACAAGAAAGCTCCTACAGAACACAGCACAGCGATTGATTGGTCCATACAGTAGTCACAAGGGAGTCGTAGAATGGCATACCCTGATCTTACATCACTCATGGCATTAGTTACCAGTAGAGTGCATGAGTATTCATCCACATTACTGCCTGATCTTGAAATCATACGTGCTATTAATGACGGCGTTATGGATGTAGCATCTAAAACACTATGTCTGAAGAGTACGGCATCGGTAATGACGACTGCTAACTCCAGATTGCTCCCTATTGATGTTATGTACTTGACGGACGGGGCTGGAGTATTTCTTACTGATGAAAGTGGAAATTACCTAGTGTTAAGCACAGGTATAGGTAAATGCTTACGAGTGCTCGGTGTAGAGTACATTCCTGCAACGGGAGAAAGAAAGGGATTGTTACCCATTACTCCTATGCAGCTAGGTGTTGCGAATAAAGGTAGTATTCCTGAGAGATATTTCGTATGGGGATCATATGTTGGGATTGATCCTAATCCTGGAGCTACAGCATACGCCCTGCATATCATGACCGCGCGATCTCCTTGGTATACATTAGTAGATGCTAGTGATGTATTGGAACTCCCTACCGACTGTATACCTCTTGTTATAGAGTATGCGATATTCAGGTGTGTGCTGAAGTTAAAGAAGTATGGTATTGCAATAAGTGTATTCAACCGTTATGTCGATATGTGTATGGACGTGAGGAATAGGATACACACTAACACGGCTACATCGGCTGATGAAGCTACAATACCTGACAGAATAGTGCCTCGGTGATGGTATGATAGACGCGACGAAATTAGCATTAAGTGACATTCGCACAAGAGTGCGGGACATCATAAATGAGTCCACGGCTGACTTTTTCACTAATGCTGATGTAGATAATGCCATCAATGAGGGATACCGAATCATCTCAGCCCTTACAAAGTGCATTAAGTCTATCGACTCTGCTGTAACGGTGTCAGGAACACGAGAAGTAGCATTTACCGGCTATAAGGTAGATTTCGTTGAATACTTGTCGTCACCTGGATTAGCATTACGTATTATTACACCGAAGCATATAGGGAATATACCTAGTAAGGGGACGGGACCATCACGAATGCTCCGTAAATCAAAGAATGAGATAGCGATTGATCCATTACCTGATGGGGCGTATTCACTATCCCTCTACATCAGTGATTATCCATCGACATATTTAACATCCGACACTGACATTACTGAACTTCCTATAGCATATGATCTATGCCTTGTGTATTATGCAGCAATGATCCTTATGTTCTCACAAGGTAATATGGCTGGTGCTTACACTATGAATGCCATCATCAACAGTGAACTGGCTTTTATCGAGCTTGACAAGAGTACATACATAGTTGAAGATACCGCAAGCATTCTGGCACCTGTAGTGAGGATAGAGAAAAATGAATGATAGCAAAGTAATCATCCAGGTACCACAAGCCGTCATTAACCCTGTTCAGGAACCAGTTAAGTCTGGTGTACCTGATACTCCTATCCTGAAGAGAGTATTCCCCCTTAATGGAAAATTAGTATTGACTAATGATCCAGTAGCAATTGGTACTGGTAATTATCAGACATTAGTCAATATGCGATATACTGCCACTGGAGTAAAGGCAGTTGGTGGAATGACCAAGGTCACTACTAATCCGATTGCTACATATACTGGAGTAAAAGGTGGGATTCAGTACCGAAAGAGAAAGTCAGTAGAGCAGTATATACTGGCCCAGTGCTGGAATTCAGGTGAGACTGCTTCACGAGTGTTCATGAACAGCAACATTGCTCCAATCACTGGTGATTTTTCATCTACTCCTTGGTGGACGGATTCATCAGGGGCCGGTATAGGTTCATTTGCTATCACTCCAGGAGACACTGTTACATACTGCAACGGTGTGGATACTGTAATATGGGGTGGGGTAGAAGATGAATGCACAGGTTTCATCAACATAGACCCTAATGGATCATTCCGGCGTGATTACACTATGGTGGTTCAGAATACCATCAATAATACAGCGAATCAAGCTGTGCTCAAACGGGTATTGAATGGTCTTGATCCTACAGTTGAGGTATTGTTGCATGGAGATGATAGTTTAGTAGATGCTGGTGGAGGACATACATTCACTGGGACTGCAATTACCTATTCGAGTAGTGATAAGGTGTTCGGTAGCCATTCCATAATATTTAATGGTACAACATCGAAGGCTACTACTCCTGATAGTTTGGATTTCGACTGTAGTGCAGGGGTATTCAATCTGGATTGTCATGTTAAGTTGGATGATCTTACTGCTGATCATGTCATATGGTATCAGAAGTCAGCCGACATTGAGAAGATATCATTTGCAACTGGTACGGTTGAACCAGTAGTAGGTGCTACAATTAACGGCGGTACGAGTAATGCAACAGGGATCGTGGATAAAGTAGAACTTGCTACTGGAGCATGGGTTGATGGAGACGCTACTGGTATAATCTACATGACTTCTGTTACTGGTACGTGGCAGAATGGTGAGAATATAAGAGTAGGTACCGATATCAAGGCAGTATCTTCATCATTAGCCACGGATGCTGGTAATAATTATGTGAAGTTGTGGATAAATAGCACTACAGCCAAAGTGACATTCAGTATATATGAAGTATATGCAGATAGTCCAGGCACATTAGACATAATAGGTGACTACGTTGTGTCAGCCGGGGTTTGGTATTACATAGAGATTAATGAGAATGGAGATGACTATCGCCTGTATGTATGTCCATCATCATCCACGTATGCCACTATATCATCCTATACATCGAGTACCGTTAGATGTAATAACTATACCAGTGTAGTCACTATAGGGTCGGATGGTACTAACTTTCTTGATGGCAAGTTAGATGAATTACGATTTGCTAAGTCCAGTTACCATAATACCGATACCTTCTTATTACCCACTACTGCATATGGCGCAACGTATACAACGATAGTCGATATTAAATCATCACGTGCTTTGCAAGGAGTCAAGCTGTATATAGCTACTCCCAATACTAATGCTTCGACTGTAACAGGATACACTTGGGCCAGTACAGTATGGACAGCATTAACCATATCTGCTGATGGAACATCCAGTGGTGGAGTTACCCTGGCCCAAACTGGCGCAATAACATTCACGAGCACAGTAGGTACATCAACGCCTCGTGAAGACAATGGCACTATGTCATACTTGTACCGATTTATGTTTAGTGGCATTGATGATAATGTAGCTATCTACTACTGTACGATTGATGCTCCAGTCCAGACCATAACCGATATATGGGATGGAATAGACAGAACTGCATTAGCTTTCTATGTGTATAAGGGCGGTGGGACTCAGTGCAATGATTACACCGCTAACATACTTGAGAATTCATTCATTCTAGCTGATCAGTCTACATGGGTGGATATTGGTGGTCTCATTACATCATGTTTTCTTGTGGTGGGTGCATCAGAACAGACGTGTGCTGTATCATTTTCAGTTATAGAGGATAGAAGTAATAAAGTTGCGAATACCGTCATGTCGGTGTATCGTTCATCTGATGGAGTTACCTGGACAGCGGTCAGTGGATTGATTGATGGTACGTCTAAGGATAATATATCTATGGCGCAGAGTGGTACAGTGTCATGGGCACCGGCACCTGTTGCTAGTGAGTTTGAGTCAATAGTGTCACGCAAGAATCCATTATGGCATTATAAATTCGTATTCTCTAAGACCATGACAGCATCAACAAGAGTGTTCTATATTGCTACAATACCGAGTCCATTATCACTTGGGCAGTATAAGTTTGCAATAGGAGCGCAGGGGAGGTTATTACTCTGTAATGAAGTATCACGCAAGAAGAATAGTGCTCGATACTCAGCCGTGGAGACAAATTGTGTATTCAATGGTGATGATAGTGGGGAGATTATATTTGAGGACTTGCACGAGTTAATTGGTGGCTGTAGTTTGTATAGCCTGTTTGGAAGCAGTCTGTATAATCTGTCTCTCATGTTCGACACGGACAAGACAGCGGTTATGGCAGGGACAATCCCCAACACCGATATCCATATCATAAGTGATTCTATCGGACTAGCGGCACCGAAGACTCTCACTACTGTCAGCCTTCCGACAGGGGTAGCACAAGGACTGAATAGGAATATTGCCATCTGGCAGGGAGCAGAAGGTATTTATGTATCGGATGGTAGATCACCCATCCCCATCCATGACGACATTATGAAGTTCTTTGATAGCAATGATGCCTTCTGCATTGATCCGGCATATCTATCATTATCCAGTGCCTTCATTGATATTGAGAAGATGGAGTATCATTGGATATTCTATTGCGGGTCCAGTTACACTAAGCGAGAGTTTGTATTTTCATTGCGGTATTGGAAATGGTTCGAGATAGATCGGGGAGCCAGTAATGATCTTGTATTCGGTATACCAGCCACGAGTACCTACGGAAAGCAGTATACCTATGGATTTACTGTTGATAGCCATATGCACCGACTGGAATATGGTACAACATTCAATGGTACAGCGATATCGTGGAATATGTTATATGGTGATATATCACTGTCAGAAGGTGATGATCCTGAAATGGTCACGCGGCTCGTGAAGGTGGGATTGGTGGGCGTGGCAAAGACTGTTGATGTCACGAGTGAGATTACATGTACTCAGTATAAAAATACTGCTACATCCGGCACCGCTGTATCATTCGGCACTATGCAAGCAACAGGATATCGTACATATCACAAAGTACGTACTCTAAATATTGCAGGATCACTTCATGCCATAGGATTCAGCGGCAGTAGCAGCACCGAAGTATGTGCATTTGAGCCACTAAAGATCACGGCATATTTCCAGACTGAATACAGTAATATTAAGGAGGCATGATTATGGCATCTCAATATTTCCTTTCTGATAATGCTCTCGCGAGAGTAAGAGGTAAGATGG